TCCTCTTGCAGTGCATCTCTTTTAGTTTCAAATCTACCCTCTGCTATTTCAATCATATCAAATACATCTTTTTCGAGTTGACGCATACGAGCATTTAACGTATCCTCGGTATCTTTTACAGTATCCTCGTTGCGATCACTCTGTTGTTCTATCTTCATTATGTCATCACGAAGACCTGATTTAATATCACGAGTATAATCGATCGCCTCATCAAGTTTAGTTTCTATGATATCCATTCTTTGTTCGAATGCACCTACATCTAATCCAGCGACTTCCTCAACTTTTTGATACATTAGGAATCCACCATAGAGTGCACCAAGAACAGAACCTATGACAGCGAGTAATGCTGATACTGATACAAAGGATACTTTAATTCCTAAAACGTGAAACTCTTTATCTTTTAAATTTTCTATATTTTCTAGTTCCTCTGCTAGATTTTTATCTGACATTTATCTCTCCTCATATTGCATATCAACCATCTGCTGATGTAATAGTTGTTGTGCAAAATTATTTCTTTTCCCGTTTGGTGAATCAGGAACAGTTGTTGTTGGATAAAATACAACATCGGGATATGTGCCACCTGCTAATGTCATTTTATATAAATCAAATGCCGGCACATAGTTTATCATCGCTAACATCTCTGCCTGAGCAAGTTGCTGTTCAGTCATATTTTCTGATTCAACTATTTGTTCCTGCAATTTTGCTGCTATTTTTTTAGCTGCCTCTTTTAATTTTTTTCCTTTTGTTTCTTTCTCTTCAGTATTGTCTTGATCAGGAGAAGAATTGCTTTGACTTTGACTTTGAGTATTTTCCATCCCCATAGAACTTTCATTAGAAGTAATGTTTTGAATAGGTTCTTCATAAAATATCTCCTGTTCAGGTATTGATGTAATTGCTAATTCTTGTTGTTCTAATATTAACTGTGCGATTGCTTCTGCATATCCAGTGCATGCTGGATCATATAGTGGATTATTATAACAAGGATTTGAAGAATAAGTAAGTGTTAAACTAGATTGAGATGTATCGAACTCTGGTCCCCAATGTCCTGCCCAATATCCTGCATCATTACCTTCAGCACTTATCGTCATGTTACCAAAAAATGCTGGATCTAAAAATTGATCTGGAAAAGTTTCAGATCCTTCATGTGTTGTCCATCCCTGAAATTGAGTGTAGTCGTAAACATAAGAAGTATATAATGTTCCATCTTCCTTATACACATCGACTGTTATACTAAATGGATCTACATCTCCCTGTAGTTCATATAAGTTTGTATTCGCATTTTTAACTCTCCATACATATGAATATCCTTCTACTTGAACTCCTTCATCTTGTATTGCTTGATTTATTGCGATTGTATTACTTATTATTCCACCACCATATCCCCAAACGAATCCTGATCCATTAGGTATCATGTTTGGCACTTCTCCACCCTCGAGTCCTCCCCAGTACCCTGTGTTGTAGTTTCCTGACCAAGTCGAGTTCAATGAATTTGCGTTAGAGGGCAAGGATTGTAATAAGAGCAGCCAAAAGACCACCAGCAACAAAAGCGCCAGTTTTTTGATCATTAGTTTTATCCTCTATTTTAGGTGGTATATAATTCGGAGAAGTTTCCCAACCACTTGCTGCTTCTTCTCCTATTTCTCCGAAGAAAGGACATGGTGTTCCTGCCATCTGCATCGCATCAAACACTCTACGATCTTGACACATAACTGAAACTGCTGCAACTTTCATGCCCATATCATATAATGTTTTCGAAAGTTTAAGTCTTTCACAGTTCATATCTCTGATTGTAGTGCCACCAGCAACACCAAGTATCTGAGTTTGAACTGCTCCACTCACACCAGTCGTACATATATCTGAACTACTTGCACCAATAGATGGTGCAATAGCAGATGCTGGTGGGGATTTTAATGTTTGGGTTGAATCGACTGTACTTCTATTCGTATTTGTATTATTGCTGGTAGAGTCAGACGTTGTGTTGACAGTTGTTGTATCAGCAGATGCAACAGAAATACACATGACTAAGCCAACAAAAGATGTTAGCCATCTGAGCATTTTATTTCTCCTCTATAATTACCTTTCCTTCTGTAACTAATCTTTGCCTATTTTTATAATGCCCATCTTGAATATCTTCTTTCGATTGTCCATGATATTCTACTGCGTGTCCTTCATCAACAAGTATCTTAGTGATCCTATGTCCTTCAACGATGAAGTCTCCCAAGATCCTTCCAAACTTTCCTTTTGCATCTTCTCCGTCTTTGTTGACTTCTGTTTTGAGGATCTGTACTGACCCTTCTGGTATAAGTTCTTTAAGTCTGTCTTTTGCCGCGAGTCCAAATATCTTCTCCACTTTGTCTGATGTTCTTGATTCAGGAGTATCTATACCCATAACTCTTACACGTTCGTCTTTCATCCATATACCAAATCCCAAGTCGATATCGATATCGACTGTATCACCATCAACGACACGATTGATTAGTGCTTTATATTCGTACATTAGCTATCTACCTTTGATCCACCTCTCCACTGGAAACATGACCAGTATCTGGCTTTATATTTTGGCCCAGGATTATCACAGTTGTGACGTGCCCTGAATGATTTACGACGTCCTGGATCGTCTCGTTTGATTTCCATATTAGGATCTCCAAACCTTACGACCACAACATTACCTTTTGGTCCCATCGTATAGACTTTAAATTTTTTATTCGGATTTTCAGATGTGCGAATGGGATCGTTTAGTTTTACTTTTTTTCCCTGATACTCTGCTTCAGTGATCTCTAAGTCTTCATAGATATCACATATTTCGCAGTCGTCATCAATTATTTCTTCTCTGAACGAATTAAATTTTTCTGTCATTAATTTATTTGTCTCCTCGACGAAGTTTAGTTAGAACTCTATTCTTCGCCATCGACATTCCCTTTTTACGTTTACGCATTGTATCTAAATCTTTTGAATGATCACCTTTTCTCATGATAGTAGCAACTGCAGAGTTAGTTGCTCTATCGGTATCTGCTTTACTCTTTTTTGCGTATTGATTCATGGTTTTATAAGAAAGTTCATTTACGTTCTCATCTTGTTCTTCATCTCGACCTTGTGCTTTCAATCTAAATGTTTTTTTAACCATTGCATCTGTTACTCGTTTAACACTTTGTATCATAGATGGTTGTTTTACAATCTTACGAAGTGTCTGCTTTAACATTCCTGGTGAGTCAGCAGTCATAAACATATCTGGAAGACCTTCTATTGAAACTGCAAAGTTCGTTTCTTCTTTTACAGATTCACCCTTCTGTTTATTTTTTCTCATCATATCGAGACGAGCTTTTTCTTTTTCATGTTTTGTTTTCTTTTTAGGATAAGAAAGATTTGGTGTTTTTTTACTTGTGTACATTGCAAGTTCATCAACTTTAGTATCTTCTCCAGGAGTTATTTTTTTCATCAACTTAATACTCTCTGGACTACCATAATCATATTTGTAGTTTTCTTTTTGTATTCTTGTTTTTGGTTGCATATGCTTTGGTAATTTAGATTGACCAATTTTTTTCATCACCATTTGATGAGCATGATCTGAAGATTTCGCTTTAACACTATGAACACCTGCATGATCTGGTCCAGTTACTTGAACCTTATATGCATTATTCTCATCCATTTTTCCCATGTCACCCATGTTTCTCATGGACTTCATCGATGCTCCCAATGATTTAATTTTTTTGCGAGTTTTGAATTTTTTAGTATCTGGTTTATCTAACATTCCACGCATATCTTTACCAGGATCATCTCTACCATGATACCCTTGCGCTTTTCCTGGCGCAAGTTTAGTAATTTTTCCACCACGTTTCTTGAAGTCTGCCATCGCTTTCGCTCTCTGAGCAGGAGTCATCTGTTCTTCTTTAGGTTTTTCACCTTTTTCTTTTTTTGCTATCGCGATTGCTGCTTGTTGAGCAGGACTTACTGCTTCGAGTTTACCTGTTTTAGGATTCACTCCAAAAAGTTTATCAACCATTTTCTTTGCTTCAGGTTTGGAAATTTTCATTCCTTTCATGACAAATTCAATTCCTTGATCATAGTTTTTAGATGGCATCAGTAATTTCTCAGCCTTTTTAAAATCACTCATCATTTTAGGATTCGCGACTGGTATCTTTTTTCCATATGCCGAAGTATAAACTGCTTCTTGAACATTGTTTCTCAAATCATCGAAAGATTTCATTTTACTTTCCTTTTTATCCTTTGCGTCTAGATATGCTGCGATCGCCATCTTCCGACGTTTCTCTTTTGATTTACCTTTAAACTGTGGTGCTTTTGACTTTTGAAAGTCTGTTACATAGTCACCTGCATCTACGTTTTTACCTAGTGGCATATTTTCCTCAAGTGAGTTTCTCATCAAGTTCAACATCTTCTTTAAATGAGCGGTTTACCATCATGTCACCTTTTTTATCTGACATAGGTTTTTTTAGTTTTACAACCTTACCATCATTTCTTCTTGCCATATCTTTTGCATCTTTTTCATCAGATGCAAATCCAATAACTAATCCCTTTTTGTCAACTGCAACATGAGTATATTTCATTCCCTCATCAAGTTCAACATCTTCTTTGACAGCTGCATTTGTGTACATGTCTAATGCTTTTTTGAAACTTGATTTTGGATATTTTTTGTCATTTTTGATTCCCTTGACCATAGGATGATTAGGGTTATCATGCGCCATCCTAACAGTGTCATGATCTACATTTTTAGATTTTATGAATCGTTTATACGCATCCATTTTTTTAGGATCGATTTTAGCGACACGTTCTCTGAGATAATTAAGTGTTATCATTTTGATCCCCTTACTTTTGCTGCCAGATCTTTATCTGCTTTACCCCAAGTTCCTGATGACTTTGTCGTGAAAGAATTAACTCTTGCCATCGCCCACTGTTGCTGAGTTGCTCCAGGACGATGCCCAGTTTTATATGCTGCAAGTCCTCGATTATATACCTTTCTTAATATTCCCAGAGGCATACCAGACTTTTCTGCTTTATTTTTGAGTGCTGTATCCGCAGATTCAGGAATGCTAGTAATACTTTCCTCTATATAATTTTTGAACTTAATCATGACGTTTCCTTATTTTTCGTTCTTGTGTCTCTCAGACGTGCACGATCCATCATTCGATCATGCCTCTTTTTATCTGTCATTCTTTCTCGATCAATTCTCTTTTTGGCAAGATCTAATGCATCTTGCTCACCATACATTTGTTTAAATTTGAGTGTGTGTTTACTTGGTTTCGTTTTAGACTTAGAATCTCCAGGAGCAGGTTTGTATGCAGAATCATCGCTATCTGATTTCTTACCATGTTTCTTAAAATGTGCATCTCTTGATACCTTTGTAGACTTCTTTAACCCTTTATGATATGCAGCAGGTTGTGTTCCCTTACGATCTTTGATATCGGGATCTTGTCGTTCATCTAATGTTTCTATTGCTTCTAACCATTTACGAAACATAGATCCGTCCTTCTCTACTATCACATAATTTGTTCCAAGTCTATTTATTTTTACAAGTTCACCTGTCTCTTTTATTACAACTGTGTCACCAACTTGATATAATTTTCCTTGTATATAATTTTCTCTTATATCAGAAACTGGTTCAAGTTGAACATGGTTTTTAAACTCAAATTGTTCCTCTAGTCCCATTGCCGATCTGATTTTATTATATAATGACTTTGCATCAGTATTTGAAACTGTCTTTGGCAGTCCTTGAGAAAATGCAGTGAAGTCTTTATCAGCAGCTGCCTTTCTCATTTTTGATGCACTCATTCCATCAACGCCCTCACTATCTGGATCACGGCTACCAGCAGACATAATATCAATACGAGAAAAGTTATAAATTCCATGCGGACCTTTCTTACCATTATATTTGTTTAACAAAATATCGAACTCACGAACACGATCTTGCCCAACAACCATTACGACATTTTTATATCCTTCATTATATAATTTTTGTATAGCATTAAAAACTGTTTTAACTTTTTTATCCATGAGAATAGAACGAGCATGTTTTGGAAACATTTTTCTTGCTAGTTTAGTTTTCTCTGCATAACCTAATGGATTCTTCTTCGAGTCTTGCGATTGTGATAGAAATACACGATAGGGATTACTACCTGCTTTTCTAGCAAGAATATTCAGAAGTTTTTCATGACCAATAGTGGGAGGATTCATACGACCAAACGTAAAGTAGATCGTTTTTTCCTCTTCTACTAGATAATTCTTAAAAGAATTTATCAACGCTTTTTCCTTTGCATTTCTGCTCTTCGGATTGCAGGAAACATTCTCTTTGCTAATCTTTTTATACGAGACTTGAATGCAGGTTTATCTAATCTTTTTTCTATTTCATTTTTACGAGCAAAGGTCAAATCTTTTTTAGGAATATCTTTTGTAATCTTACGAACTATTTTATCTCGCGCTTGACGATTTGCACGAGTTTGTAATTTTTCTTTTGATGCTAATTTACGTTTCGCACGTTGGCGACCAATCTTGATGCGTGACTTCAATCGTTTCATCATGCGAGATTTTTTCATTCTTTGTTGGACAGTAAGTGCCTCGTCAACAACCTCGTCACATCTGCATGGATCACATCCACAATCATCACAAGTAGATGAATCTGTAGACTCATTTAATCTTTTACGACGATATGCGCGATAATTTACGAGTTCGTCTTCTCCAGGACGATACTCTACAGGAGTCAGATCTTTAAATGAAAGTGAAGTGCCTTCGTTATTGGGCACTTGATTGAATACATCCTTGAAGCGAATTACACTTGCCATTATTTTCTCCCTGGCTTGTCCCATCCTTTTAATATAGTCGGTGAAAAGTTTGCGAATGAAAACTCCATTCGATCAACAATTTTCACTGCATCACCACCAAGTTTGTCTATTGCGACATAACCTTCTTGACCAGTTACCTTATACCCTCTTCTTGTTTTTAAGAAAGTTTCAGCACTGTTCAACTTATTAAGTATATTTATAAGTTTTAATTTCGCAAGAGTAATGACTTTTTGCAGGTCAAATATCTTCTTTAATGATACTTTATTATCGGGTGAAAAAAATTCTAATTCTTTTTCAAGTGCTTGTTGTTTCCTACCTTTTGCTGCATCAGTCTTTAGTTTTGCAATCTCTTTATTATATTTTGCAGTAATGTACCGAACCAAACCATCAACATGTTTAGCAGTATCACCAACCACAGAACCAGACCTAACAAAAGTGTTATTATAAGTTTCGATAGTTCCAGCAAATTTTTGATTAGCCTCCAACTCTCGTAACGTAGATCCTGCAATTTGATTAAAGATTTTTCCTGCAGTGCTGAGATATTCATTTACTTCCTCCGTGTCACTTTTTTTCATAGTATATTGAGTCATGTCTCGTAACATTGCATCCTGAGACCAGACATTTTTAGTTTTCTTTAATTTAGAAACATTAACATCATAAGATGCTTTCATGTTTTCAAATGAATTACCTGTATATCTTGTATGCCATACAATACCTATTTTTGATGTTTTGATCTCCTTGGCCATTGGCGTACCTGCTGGTATTGCATATACGATTGTATTAGGGTGAAAGGTGACGTATGACTTTCCCTTAATTTTTTCAGTTTTGACATCTGTTGAACTATACAAAAAGTCACCCTGTATCACTCCTTTTATACCCAAAAGTGGGAGATACTGTAAAGCCAACTTAAACTTCTTATTAAGATCGCCAGAAGTATCAGCATCAATATCATCATCACTCTTGTATACTTTGGGAGACTTGTTAAAGATCCCCTTTTTCGCCACGAAGAATCTGTTATCACGAGGATCAATCCCAGCAAAGATAGCAGGAGCACCATCCCATTTAACACTAACATTCCCGTCATGTTCACCTCCTAGTGTATCTCTCAAAGATCGGAGAGCAAGTATTGCTTCT